TCCGGTGTACAACGGTCTCGCTGAGGCAACCAATGGTTTCCACAATGACCAGAGGAGGCAGATAGGCAACGCCCTGATCCGAAAGCAGATCACAGTCGAAGACCTAGGTTTTCCTCCATACTGGATTAACCGAGGCTTCCAATAACCCACTAACCTCTAAAAAGTGGTAATACTTAGTAAAGTCAAGTAGACTGCAGCCGTTACCAACCAACCGGAGTAATCATGAAAATCAAAGTTTCCCTTCTCATCACAGCGGTAGGCATCCTTAAAGCTATCGACATGACTAAGATGAAGCTATCAACTTCTTACAAAGTACGACAGATATTAAACAAGTGCGAAGATGCTATACAGGACTTCCAGGCTATACGAATCCAGCTGGCAGAAAAACACGGTAAACTGAACGAAGAACAAACTCAGTACGAGTTTTCTACCGATGAAGCCAGGGAGGCGTTTCAGGATGAGTTGAGCGAAGTTATGGAAGACGAAATCGATATGGATATCAAGGCTATTCACATAGACCTGCTTGATGACTACTTGGATATCGAGCCAAGTAACGTCGAGTATGTGTCATGGTTTATTGAGGGTTTCGAGTAATGGGTGATCTAAGTAAAAATTTGAGCCGACATGAATTTGCTTGCAAATGCGGATGTGGATTCGACATTGTCGACCACGATCTAGTTCGTGTGCTGCAGTCGACTGCTGATTGGTTCTATACTAGCTCCGATCGCCAAAAAGTAGCTAGAATAGAAATCATCATAAACAGTGGTTGCAGGTGTCCTGAGCACAATAAGAATGAAGGTGGATCAAAAAACTCCAGGCACATGAAAGGAAACGCTGCCGATTTCAAACTAAATTATGTAGGCCCAGACGGAAAGAAAAAGCAAATAGATTCGAATAAAATAGCAGGCTACCTGGATAGGAAATTTCCGAACCAATACGGTGTTGGCTGGTACAACGGTCGTACTCACTTCGATGCTTCCACTGGTGCAGCTCGTCGGTGGAGGGTGTAAGATGACTAATGCAATCATGACACAGCGTAAATTTACCCTGGCCTGCTTGGCCATGGCAACTTCTATTGTCGGGCTGTTTACAGGTCATTTGGATGGTGGTACCTGGGTAGCTGCACAGTCTCTAATACTTGGTCTTTACGCTGCAGCTAACGTTGCACAACGAAAAGTAGAAAGCTGATGTTTTTAAAAGCTGCAATTGGACTAGTTATACTGCTGGGCCTGGCACTGGCCTGGCAGGTGTACAAAGTCCAAGGACTAGAGAAGGCTCTCGTAGTAGCTACAATCAAGCAGGAAGCTGCTGAAACCTCGTTGCGCACCGCAGAGCAGGAAAGGCAACTGGTAGAAACGCAGTTTGACCAATTCACCACTAAAAGCGTCCAGATAGAAAAAGAGCGTAACGAAGCTCGAGCTGATGTAGATAAGGTTCGTATTATTTTTGAAGATCATGATTTTGCAAATTTACTTACGAGGAAACCTGAAGCGGTAACCAGACTCATGATCAAGAAGACCAGGGAGGTTTTCGATGAAATTGAAGCACTTACTGCTGATTAGTATATTTTTACTTTCCGGGTGCTCACTATTTCAGCCCGAAATCGTTGTTCAAACCAAACTGTCCTATATAAAAATAAGTTGCCCTGACTATGCTTCACCTGTTACTGTACGTATGTTAACAGTTGAGCCGACGGGTATCTTCGATTCATCAGGATTAGCTTGGGTAGGTATAAGCCCTAAGCATTATGAGAACCTCGGAATAAATTTTCAAGAGCTTAAACGGTACATTAAAGGTCAGAAAGGACAGACAAAGTATTACCGCGATTGTATAGTCGATTTCAATAAAGAAATCGATCGGTTACAAGGTCTAAACAATGCCAACAACGATGGATAAACATGTGCAACAATCAGTAGAGAATATA